GCGACCCACTAGGAACGTGGGATCAGGGCTTTTCGCCTACGGGACAGCTACCTGCGACCCATTGGGTGCGATTCGGCGCTGTGCTTGATCAAATCGCTTTGATGCTGACAGACCCGGAGGCACTGGCTACGGCTACCGGCATGACGCTGGAGCAGGCCACGGGCTTGCTGTCAGCGTGCGCTGTCGATGACCGAGAGTGGGGTGCCGTCGCCGACGAACTCGGGATCAAGTTGTGCGAAACGCCTGCTTGATTGCCCTTGCTGTGCTGCTTACCGCCTGCGGTGGTGGTGGTACCGAAGGGGATGGAATCAACACCTCGGTATCAAACCCTGTGTGTGATGCTGATGCCGCACAGATGCTGGCATTGGTCAACGCCAACGCGCCCGAAGTCCACCGGGCTACGTTCGCAGCCATATGCACCGAAGCCAGATCAGCTAACCCCGATCTGGTTTGTATCTACAACGAAGCCCAACCCACCGCAACTACAAAATGGGAGAACAGCAAATGATGGCGATGGCCCCCCAAGGTCACTCTGCTCCACCCGAGCAGGCAACGATCAACGGCGTATTGCCGGTCCAGTCCCTCTCCACGATGCAGTCGTTGGAACGTGCCGCTGCGCAGGCCGAGGACGCCGCAGCCCGCACCGCCTCGAAGTCAGACAGCCCCATCGTGGTCGAGCTGGCCAGCATGCTGCGCAAGCACTGGTCCGCTGCCAAACGGGCGAAAGAGCCGATTGAGCGCGAGATGTTGAGCGCCGTGCGCGCCCGCCGGGGCGAGTATGACCCCGACAAACTGGCGCAAATCAAAGCACAGGGCGGCTCCGAGATTTACATGATGCTGTTCGCCACCAAGGCGCGACAACTCAAGGCGCTCGTGTCCGACGTGCTGGTTGGCAACGGCGCGGACAAACCGTGGTCCGTGAGCCCGACGCCCAAGCCGCAGCTACCCCCGAAGGCGCTGACCGACATACGCGCCGCTATCGAGGAAGAAACCCAGCAGGCTATGCAGGCCGGCGTGCCGATGACCCTTGAAGACGTGCGCCAGCGCCTGACCGACATCAAGTCGGAAACAGAGCACCGCATGATGGAGATCGCTCGCGAAGAAGCCAGCAACGCCGAGGCCGTGATCGAAGACGCGCTGGTCGAAGGCGGTTTCCTGCAAGCACTGGACGAGTTTCTGGACGACCTCTCGGTGTTCAAAACGGCCTGCATCAAAGGCCCGATCATGCGCAGCAGCAACGAGTTGACGTGGGGCAGTGATGAGCAAGGCGCACCCAAGGCCATCGTCAAGCCCGTGATCAAACGGTTTTACGAGCGCGTTGACCCATTCATGCTGTACCCGGCAGGGTGGGCAAAGAACGTCCACAGCGGCTATCTGTTCGAGCGCCACCGACTGAGCAGGGGTGACCTGTCGGCCATGATCGGCGTTGACGGCTACGACGAAACCGCGATCCGCGCCGCGCTAGACCAGCACGGCACCGGTGGCTTGCGCGAGTGGTTGAGCATCGACACCGAGAAGGCCGTGGCCGAGGGCCGCGAAAACGGCGCCTCCGACCTGCTCGACTCTGAACAGATCGACGCCCTCCAGTATTGGGGCAGCGTCAGCGGCAAAATGCTGCGCGGCTGGGGCATGTCTGAGCAAGAGGCACCGGACGAGGCCAAGGAATACGAGGTCGAGTGCTGGCTGATCGGCAACCACGTTATCAAGGCCATGATCAACCCGGACCCACTGGACCGCCGCCCGTACTACACGGACGGGTTCAGCAAGATTCCAGGCGCGTTCTGGCACAACAGCCTGTTCGACGTGATCCGCGATTGTCAGGACATGTGCAACGCCACGGCCCGCGCCTTGGCCGGCAACTTGGGTATCGCCTCCGGCCCACAGGTCTACATCATGGCCGACCGACTGGCCCCGGGCGAAGACCTGACCGACATGCACCCGTGGAAAATCTGGCAAGTGACCAGCGACCCCATGGGCACCAACGCCGACCCCATCAAGTTCTTCCAGCCGGCCAGCCACGCCAACGAGCTGATGGGTGTGTTCGAGAAATTCGCCATGATGGCCGATGAGTATGCCGGCATCCCGCGCTACATGGTTGGCATGAACGGCGGCGAGGGTGGGGCAGGGCGCACAGCGTCGGGTATGTCGATGATGATCGGCAACGCATCCAAGCAAATCAAGGCCACGATCGCAAGCATTGACCTGAACATCACAGGGCCGTGTGTCGAGCGCACGTACCAGCACATCCTCCAGTATTCGCCCGAGTCCGAGATGGCTGGCGATTTGCAGGTCAAGGCACGCGGCGCTATCAGCCTGATAGCGAAAGACGCTGCTATGATGCGGGTAAACGAGTTCCTTGCCTCAACAGCCAACCCCTTCGACATGCAGATCATCGGCCCCGACGGTCGCGCCGAGCTGCTGCGCCACGCAGCGAAGAACATGGACATCAACACCGACAAAGTGGTGCCGTCCCTCAGTACCATGCGTTCCCGAGCAATCGCGCAGAACATGGCCGCGCAGCAGCAACAAGGCCAACCGGGGCAACCCGGCCAGCCGTTGCCCGGTGGCCCACCCGGCAAAGGGCAGACCCTTGAGAATGGTGCCCCTGTGACCGACAACTTCCAGCCATCATGAGCCCGTCCGAAACGAAAGAGCTGTTCGACTACCTCTGCCGGCACCGACCGCTGGCGACGTGGTTGCGCGAGCAGCGCGATACGCAGGTCAAGATTCTTGTGGTCAACAACGACATCGACACGATCAAGCAAGCACAGGGCCAAGCCCGCTTTCTTGACCTGATGTTGGATAAGTTGGCCGCAGCCGAGCAAGCCGCAAAAACGCGGTAATTGTCGCCGAAAGGCGTTTTAGTGGACTTTCACATGTTAGTGTGTTAGTCTTTCACCAACCTGAGAAGCGGCACTGCCGTACAGGAGCAAGAAATATGGCTACTTTGCCACGCAACGTCCAGCGTCAACTCGAAGCTGCGGACGCCCTCGTTAACCAGATGAACGCGCCGGTAACCCCGTCGCCAACGCCTGCCCCCGAAGGCCAAGCCGAACCAGCCGAGCCCATCGCCCAAGACGCGCCAGCAAGCCCGCCCGCCGAGAGCAACCCGCCCCCAGCGCCCGAAACCCCACCAGCTCAACATTCCGTTGACTGGGAGCACAAGTTCAAGACCCTACAGGGCTTGTTCAACGCCGAGGTTCCGAAACTGCAAAGTCAGGTCAAACAGCTCAACACCCAGATCACCGAGGCGCAAACCTCAGTGGCTGAGCAGAAAGCCAAAAACGATCAGGCCAAGGACGAGAAGCCCGAAGCAAACCCCAAGGACGTCGAAGATTTCGGCGCTGATTTGGTGGAGATGATCCAACGCCAGTTACAAGGACCAATTCGTGGCCTTAGCGCAAAGATCGACGGTATGTTGTCGCCGCTTGCAGAACGCTTGCGGCAGCTTGAGGCGCAAGTCGAAGGCACCAGCAACACCGTCGCTATTACCGCAGAGGACTTGTTTTTTGATCGGTTGTCCAAGGCCATCCCAGAGTGGGAAGCCTTGAACGTCGATCAGCGGTTCATGAGCTGGCTGGCCGAAGTAGACCCTGTCTACGGCGAGCCACGGCAAGCTGCCCTCGCTGTCGCAAGACAGAACTTGGACTCAGCCCGTGTCACGTCCGTGTTCAACGCCTTCAAAGCCGCTCACCCCGCCAAACAGCCGAAAACCGACACCTTGTCGAAACAGATCAGTCCGAAGTCGGGCTCTGCGTCTGTGACCCCTGTAACCGGCGACAAACCGGTGATCACGCAAGCTGACATCACGGCGTTTTATCACGACGTGGCCGTTGGGCGATACAGGGGCCGCGACCAAGAGCAGGCCGACAAGGAAGCCGTTATCAACCTCGCGTTGTCCGAAGGTCGCATCCAGTAAGCCGACCCCGTCAACGCAAATAGCTAGGAACTATCATGGCCCAAATTTTCCCCGTCTCTGGTGCGTTCGCCGCTGGCAATCTGGCCACGACTGATTCGTACTCCGGCAAGTTCATCCCTGCGGTCTGGGCTGCAAAGCTGAACGCCAAGTTCTACGCCGCTTCGATCTACGGTGAGATCGCCAACACCGACTGGCAAGGCGAAATCTCCGGCATGGGCGACAAGGTGTACATCAACACCGCGCCTACCATCGCCATCGCCAACTACACCGTGGGTCAGAACTTGACCTATCAGGTGCCTACGCCTGACATGCAGGAACTGTTGATCGACAAGGGCAAATACTTTGCCTTCCAGATCAACGACGTGCTGGAGTTTCAGGCCAAGCCCAAGTTGATGGACATGTTCGCCACCGACGCTGCCGAGCAGATGCGTATCGCAGTGGACTCCCAAGTTCTCTACGGCACCGTCTTCGGCGCTGCTGCGGCCAACAAAGGTGCCACCGCCGGCGTGAAGTCTGGTTCGTACGCTCTGGGTACCGACGCCGATCCAATCGTTCTGACCGCCGCTAACGTGGTCCAGAAGATTTTGGAACTGGCCTCTGTGATGGACGAGCAGAACCTGCCCGACGAAGGTCGCTATCTGGCGATTGACCCAGCGACCCGTGCGATCTTGTTCCAGTCCGAGTTGGCCAAGGCTTACTCGACCGGCGACCAGACCAGCCCGGTGCGCAACGGAAAAGTCGGCAAGATCGACCGCTTCGACGTGTTCGTGACCAACCAGTTGCCTCGCGCTGCTGCCGGTACCGCCACCCCTTGGATTTCCGGCGACGGCTCCGAGAACTCGGTCACCTCCACCGGCACCGTGGCCAAACGCAAGGTCATTTTCGCTGGTCACAAGAGCGCGATCACCTTCGCCTCGCAGATCACGAAAATGGAAGAAGTGCGCAACCCCAACGACTTCGGCGACTTCGTGCGCTCGTTGAACGTGTACGGCTTCAAGTCGGTGGCCAATCAGGCGCAGACCCTGCTGATCGCCGCCGGTTAAGCGTTGTCGCTAACCTGTTAGTGTGTTAGAGTAAGGCCCGGTCACTGTACCGGGCCTTTTCTTTTGTGGGGCACACCGATGAAGCAACTCCGAGACTTCCATCCGAAAATCCTGCCCTATGTGAGCGGGGTGCCGGAACCAACGCTGAACGCCGCGCTTGTCGACGCCGCCATCCGTTTCTGTGAGGACACCCGTGCCCTCACCGAGCGCCTGCCTCCGATCACAACCGCGTATGGTGTCAGCGGCTACGACCTGCCAGTGCCCACAGGGTACCGAGTCTCGATGGTTCGCCACATCTGGCGCAACGGCCAGAAGATGTATCCCAAAGGCGCCGACTCAATGCCTGCCCCGTCGGACAACCACGGCACCCCTCTGTTTTATTTCGGTCGACACCAAGCCGGACGGTTCGAGATCGGGGTCTACCCGACACCGGACGACAACAGCTACGAACTCGTCGCCGAAGTCGCATTCGTGCCCGAGCGTGACGCGCTGAGCCTTGACGACGACCTCTACGAGC